GTTATCAGGACTTTATTGATCTGGTGAAGTACGCGACGACGTGGATGCATGCTCGGAGTTTGCAGCAGGCTGTTCTGCCTACTGCACCGACCAGCTGGGCTGGCGGGGCTCCTTACCTCTTCACAGGTTCTATTCGAAAGGTTCTACGTAGACGGATTATTTCTGGTCTACGGCCTAAGAATCAGCACCTGTTCTGGTCGATTGCACAAGTGAAGCGTTGTGCGTCGGTGGTACCGCCGGATTTTATTCTGGCGTCGCAGGAAAAACACGCTGCGACCATCAGTAGGATGGGAAAAGAGTGCTCGGAAGATTTTTTGTCGAAGTTCACACCGCGGTTGCTTGCGATAGTGAATAGGATGGAATTTTCGAGGTTGGATGTTGTACACGAGTATTCCTCTAATGCTTGCTATGAGAATTCTAGGTGTCACGGTGGCGCGAAGCGCGCAATGCTGGGGCAGACCTTTATGAATAAGAAAGGCAAGGGAGGTAAGCGTGGTAAGCTGTGGAGGGAAGACTATCAATATGCACGTGCGTGTGAGTTCGAGCAGGGCCTGATACCAAAGTCAAATGACAATTGGAAGGCTGATGCGCTCATGGCATGGTACTCGCCTAATGATGAGGCTGTGCCGTATTTGATGGAGGTGTATCGTCGTATGAATAATGTCGATGATTTTAACGCTTTCTTCGAAGAGTTGTATGGTAGTATACCAGTCACGGATCGGGCTACGTATACCGAGAAGAGAGGGCTCGTGGAGGATGCGGATTGTGATGATGATGACCTTTTGAAGATGGACTTCTGTCCACATCTTGGAGTCACTGAGCGTAGAGGTTACCAGCCACACTACTTTCATCAGTTATTGAGTTCCCAAATGGACTCAGATACACTGGGGTACTGTCAGGCTAAGGTTTACTCTGTGCTCGAACCACTCAAGGTTAGGAATATCACGGCGGGGAATGCGGTAGAATACTCAATTGCGAAAGCTATGCAGAAATGTATGCATAGCTCCCTCAAAGCCTTACCAATATTTAGGCTTATAGGTACTCCACTCACTGAAGGTATTGTAAGTGAGTTCATGAGTTACGGGGGTAGATGTCGTTCGGATAGTAGATGGATTGCCTCTGGTGATTTCTCTGCTGCCACTGATAACATCAGTATTCAGCTTACGAAGCTAGTACTGTGTGCTATGATTAATAAGATTCTCACAGAGGACAAGTCTTTTGTGGTGTTATCTGATCGTGATCATCAGGCTTATGTTACTCAGATATATGAACGCGTCTTATATGAGCATAGGATAGAGTACGGTCCGTTTGGCCCTGAGCCAGTGATGCAGCGTAATGG